AACTCCTTATATGACACCAATAACTTCAAGTGGTAATTTAGATGTGTTTGAAAGTCCTATAAATGGTAGAAATTATGTTTGTACAGTTGACGTAGCAAGAGGAGTAGAGAGAGATTATTCAGCATTTTTAATTTTTGATGTAACACAAATGCCTTATAAAATTGTAGCAAAATATAAAAGTAATGAAGTTAAACCTATTTTGTTTCCACATATAATATCTAAAGCTTGTACAGGATATAACAAAGCAGAAATACTTGTTGAAACAAATGATATAGGACAGCAAATAGGTGAAGCTTTAAATTATGAATTAGAGTATGCTAATCTATTAATGACTACACAAAGAGGACGAGCAGGACAAATTTTAGGTGCAGGATATAGTGGAAGAGGAAGTGGTTTTGGTGTCCGTATGACAAAACAAATTAAAAAAATTGGTTGTTCTAATATCAAAACATTGATTGAAGGTGATAAAGTAATCATTAATGATTTTAATATCATAGAAGAAATGTCAACATTTTCTCGTAGAGGTAATTCTTGGAAAGCGGAAGACGGATGTAATGATGATTTAATGACTTGTCTTGTATTATTTGGTTGGTTATCTAATCAAGCCTTCTTTAAAGAATTGACTAATACAAATGCTAGACAACAATTATATGAAGAGCAAGAAAAATTAATAGAACAAGATATGGCACCCTTTGGATTTGTAGATGATGGTATACCTGACTGGGAAAAACCAGAAACGGATGAATATGGAACAGTTTGGTATCCAGTAGTGAGAAAAGGACTCTAGTTTACGCATATTATAAATATCCGTAGTAGTGAAATTTGACTATGGGCGTAAGAAAACTTACGAGTTTTGAATATTTTAAAATTAAATTAGCTAATTAAAAGGAGAAAACCTTATGGCATTTCAAGTATCACCAGGTGTTCTCGTACAGGAAAAAGATTTAACAAGAATCATTCCTGCCGTATCAACGTCAACTGGAGCTTTTGCTGGAACTTTCCTCAAAGGACCACTAGACGAAGTAACAAGTATAGGCAGTGAAAGTGAGTTAATATCTACATTTGGAAAACCAGATAGCTCAAACTTTGAGAGTTTTTTTAGTGCTTCAAATTTTCTACAATACTCAAATTCTTTGAGGATTGTTCGTGTACAGAATACTGATGTGTCAAATGCAACTGAAAGTGGTAGTGCATTTGTTATAAAAAATACTACTGATTACCAAGATAATTATGCTGGCGGCCAAGCTTCCGTAGGAATGTGGGCAAGTAGAACAGCAGGTGTGTGGGGAAATAATTTAGAAATTTCTCAATGTGCTTCTGCAACTGCCTATGAAGAAACAGCTAAAACAACAGCAACAGCGGCTTCCGTTGGTGCTACAGTTGTTGCGGTTGCTTCTGGTACAGGAATTGGAGCTGGAGATATAGTTAACTTTGGTGATGAATATGAATATAGGGTCGTTAGTGTTGCAACTAATGACTTAAGCATTGTAAGAAAGGAAGAACCTACTTACTATACAACAACTAACTCCTCTGGATTACATTCGGAAATTACTGGAACACCAGATGTAAGACGAAGATGGAGATATTATGATATTTTTGACAAAGCACCAGGAACATCACCTTATGCACAAACAAGAGGTGGGCTCAATGATGAATTGCATATAGCAATCATTGACGAAGATGGTGATATTAGTGGAACTAAAGGGTCAGTTTTAGAAAAATTTGCAGCTTTATCAAAAGCTTCAGATGGTAAAACACCACAAGGTGATACTAATTATTATTCAGATGTAATTTATAATAAGTCAAGTTACATTTTTTGGATGGATCACAATACTTCTGGCTCTAATTGGGGCAATACAGCAACAAGTACTACATTTACAGATGTAACTTCTGTAAGTAATGTATCATTATCAAATGGTGCAGACGGTTCAGTTGCTACAACTGCTCAAATTAAATCTGCTTATGAAAAATACCAAGATTCTGAAACAGTGGATGTTGGATTAATCATTGCAGGTTCTGGAGACGCAACACATATAGATAACCTAATAACTATTGCTGAAAACAGAAAAGACGCTGTTGTTTTTGCGTCACCTGAAAGAAGTGATGTAGTTAATGTATCAAATACTAACACACAAAAAGATAATGTTGTTTCGTTTTTTAACGGAGTAGGATCATCAAGTTATGTATTTTTTGATAGTGGTTACAAATATATGTACGATAGATATAATGACGTGTACAGATATGTACCTTTAAACGGCGACACAGCAGGATTGGCTGCAAGAACTGACTTAATAGCAGACGCTTGGTATTCACCTGCAGGTTTAAATAGAGGTGTCGTAAGAGGTGCAGTTAAACTAGCATTTAATCCAACTCAATCACAAAGAGATGAATTATACAGAGCAAGAGTAAATCCTGTGACAACATTCCCAGGACAAGGAACTGTATTATTTGGTGATAAAACTGGATTATCAGCGCCTTCGGCATTTGACAGAGTCAATGTACGAAGATTGTTTATCATTTTAGAAAAGGCAATATCAACAGCTTCTAAAGTCCAACTTTTTGAATTCAATGATGAATTTACAAGAGCAGGATTTAGAAATATGGTAGAACCATTTTTAAGAGAAGTACAAGGACGAAGAGGGATTACAGACTACCTAGTAGTTTGTGATGAAACTAACAACACAGGCGAAGTAATAGATAGAAATGAATTCGTTGCTGAAATTTTTGTTAAACCAGCACGAAGCATTAACTTTATTACGCTTTCATTTGTTGCGACTAGAACAGGCGTATCATTTGAAGAGGTCGCAGGCTAAAAGGGATAGAATAGGAGAAAACAATGGCAAACATTAATGACTTCAAAGCTAAACTTTCGGGCGGCGGCGCAAGATCCAATCAGTACAAGGTAGTAATGCCTTTTCCTGGTTACGCTCAAGTTGGTGGAGAAATAGAAGACCTAGCATTTTTATGTCAGGCGGCAGAACTACCAGGTATGGCTATAACGCCTATTGAAGTACCTTTTAGAGGTCGTGCAATTAAAATTGCTGGAGATAGAACGATTGCGGATTGGACTATCAAAGTAATAAATGATACTAATTTCAAATTGCGGGATGCATTTGAAAGATGGATGAACGGTATTAATAATATGACTGATAATGAAGGATTAACGAATCCAGTTGACTACCAAGTTGACGCTTTCGTTGACCAATTGGATAGAAATGGGGGCACAATTAAGTCATACACTTTAAGAGGTGTATTTCCAACAGCTCTCAATGCTATACCTTTAGATTATGCTGCTAAAACTGATTTATCAGAAACAAGTATCACTTTAGCGTATCAATACTTTGAAAGTAATACAACTACTTAAAAACTACTTATAAATAGTAGTGCAGTTTTAAGGAGGATTAATTATGGCTGAATTATTTGGATTTTCTATAACAAGGGTTAAAAAACCTTTAGATCCAAAACAAGCATTTACACAACCACAAGCGGATGATGGCACTCAAACCATCGCCGCTGGTGGCTATTATGGTCAATACTTGGATATGGAAGGCCAGTCAAAGACTGAGCAAGACCTTATCAGACGTTATAGAGAAATCGCTTTGCACCCCGAGTGCGATATGGCAATTGAGGATATCATAAATGAATCAATTGTTGCAAACGAACTCAAGGACGCAATAAGATTAAACCTAGAACAATTACCATTCGGTAAAGATGTTAGACGAAAAATAGAAGACGAATTTAGAGAAGTTTTAAGACTAATGAACTTCCATACTAAAGGGCACGATATCTTTAGAAGATGGTACGTAGATGGAAGATTATACTTTCATAAAGTAATTGATCCTGAATCTACAAGAAAAGGTATTACAGAATTAAGATATGTAGACCCAAGAAAAATTAAAAAGATTAGAGAAATAAGAAAGAGAAGACCAGATGGACCTGTTCCTTATGGTTTAAATATTATAGATGATGTTAAAGAATACTTTATATTTAATGAAAAAGGTGTTACAAATACAACATCTGGTGGTATAAAGATTGCTGTTGACGCAATTGCATTTTGTCCTAGTGGATTAATAGACCAAAATAAAAATATGGTCTTATCATATTTACATAAGGCAATTAAACCTGTTAATCAATTACGTATGATTGAGGACGCAAGTGTAATATACAGAATTGCAAGAGCACCAGAAAGAAGAATTTTTAAAATTGATGTTGGTAATTTACCGAAAGTAAAAGCAGAACAATATCTCCGTGATGTAATGGCAAGATATAGAAATAAACTTGTCTATGACGCAAACACAGGAGAGATTAGAGATGACAGAAATTATATGTCTATGCTTGAAGACTTTTGGTTACCAAGTAGAGAAGGTGGAAGAGGAACTGATATAACTACTTTACCAGGTGGACAAAATCTTGGTGAAATGGGAGATTTAGAATACTTTAGAGCAAAACTTTATCGTTCTTTAAATGTTCCTGCAAGTAGATTAGAAGCTTCATCTGGTTTTAATTTAGGACGTTCTACAGAAATAACTAGGGACGAACTTAAATTTACAAAATTCGTACAAAGATTGAGAAAGAAATTTACAGAAATTTTTAATGATATTTTAAGAACACAATTAGTTTTAAAGGCTGTGATTACAGACGAAGATTGGTTAGTCATAAGGGATGTAATTCAATATGACTTTTTGCAAGATGGACACTTTGCTGAACTAAAAGATTCTGAAATGTTGTTAGAACGATTAAGACTTGCAGATACAATGAGAGATTATGTGGGTAGATATTTTTCAGTAGAGTATGTTCGTAAGAAAGTTTTACGACAAAACGATAGAGAAATTGAAGATATTAATAATCAAATTAAAAAAGAAATTAAAGATGGTATTATTGCTGACCCAATGCAACAATACAAATCTAGTAAAGACACAATAGAAGGAGAATATTAATGGCAGATAATGAACAAGGTATACCTACTAAAACAGCGGAGTTTATAGGCAAACTGCAACAAGGAAGAAATGCAGAAGCTGGAGAAGCGTTTAAGGATGCTTTAAGAGATAAAGTGGCAAGTGCGTTGGAAAAACAAAGAGTTGATGTTGCAGGAAAAATTTTTAAAGGAACTGAAGCTGAAAAATTTAGTGATCCTAAACCTGTAGTAACATCAGCGGATGCTAGAACGGATAAAATTATGGATACCGATGGAAAAGAAATAGCATTTGAACCAAAAGAACCAGAACCTACAGCACAACAACCTGAAACACCAGAGATAGAGGTAGCACCAGGACACGAAAATCCACCAACAGCAGGTGTATAATGAATATGGAAAGACTGTTTACAAGTAAGGTAGTTGAAGATAGTAAGTATCTTGACTCTAAAAGTTTTAGTGCATTATCGCCTAAAATGAAAATGGCGGTGCAAGATACATTTAACTTAATTGAAACGCAAACAGGAAATATTATAAAGGTGTTTGAAAATTCAGTAGAAAAAGTTGCTGAACATAGTAAAATAAATAAAGAAGAATTATATCAATATTTTGATAAAGAAATAGAAGAACAATTAGGAGGATAATATATGGCAGCTACAGTAAAAGTAAAAGGAGAAATCATTGATAATCCTAGTGATAATAATATCGGAAGTGCTGAATTTGTACATTGTACAGCAACAGGTGGTGCTCAATCAGTTATAGTAAAAGGTTTGGATGGAGGAGCAGTAGGTAGTATTTACTTACACGCTGTTGGAGATACAATCATAATTGAAAAAGGAAAAACAGATACTATTACATTAGCAGATGGTAAGGCAAGTGCTGTTATTACTTGTTTTGCAAATAGCAACCCTTAAAAATAGGAGAATAATAAATGGCGTGGGTAGATGTACCAGGAACAAATAGTATTTGGGAGTATGAAAATACTGCTACGGCAGCTAATACATATGCAGACGCACCTGGAACATATTCAGGTGGTATAAGAACTTTCACAACTCCTGGAACTGGTCAAGTAAATAAAATTTATGCTAGAACTAGAAAAAAAGGAACAACAGTAGAGCGTGGTGAATTATCTAAAGATTTTTATGACGCTACACACGTAGGATTTTAATGACAGTTGTAGCAAAAAATATAGTTGATAATAAAACAAAAGTTATCAGTACGATAACTGGAAGTGTAAATGAAAATAGTCAATCAGCACTTGATGTAACTAAATTAATTGACGCTACAAGTGAACCGAGAGTATCGGTTGTAAATGTACACCACGAAATATTAGGCACAGGCAAGGTTACATTATTATTTGATGAGAGAGAAGTTTTAGAATTA